TTGTATATCGTCAGTCCGTTTCCAGTAACCCCAGATGAGTATGCGGTTGCGCTTGAAAGTTGGGTATATAGTTTTGAGCCGGGCGAACTAGTACCTATACCCACATTACCTGAGGAGTCGATACGCATACGTTCTGAGCCAGCAGACTTTAAAAAGAGTGCATCCACAGAATTGTCGTATGACATACCGCCTTGTCCAGCGGCGGCAGAATCACCAAGTTGGACAGAGACAGTGCCTGATGTTCCACCTGTGACCATCAAAGACCTATCACCCGAACCAGATATTTGTAAATTTCCTGCTGGCGAAGTAGTACCAATCCCCACATTACCGCTGGAGTCGATACGCATCTTTTCACTAGTTTGATTTGCAAATATAAAATCACCAGTAGTTAAATTGTCTCTACCAATATTCCAATATACAGCAGTATTACTTTGCGAACCTAACCGCAAATTAGGAGTTGCTGAATTACTAAGAACAGATAAAGTTGGTACAGTTGTGTCTGACTTAAGCGTTAAAGTATTTCCGTCATAAAGCAAGTTGGCAGAAGATGTTTCTAAGCCGCCTGTCGTTGTGTAGACCACACGACCAGTTGTAAGTCCTGAGTTTGTAATTGCTGGAGTGATCAGTGATGTGCCTAAGTAAAGGGTACGGGCGCGAGTGGCTCCAGAGGCCCCAATGTCATAGGTGTTGTCTGGACTAAACAGCAAGTTGCCCGCCATTGTTGTGCCTGACGGATTCGTGCCAAGCTCAACAACGGTGCCGCCACTGTCCTTGGTGTAGATGCGCTTGGTGGCCGTGTTGACGGCGATCTCGGTGCCGCCCGCAGCGTTGGTCAGGTCACCAGCTACAGGAGCTCCTGCGGTGTCCTTTTTCTTAATCAGGATTGTGGTCATGCGTAAGTTCCTCCAGAGATTGTGCTAGTCCAGGTAGGCGACCCTGTGCCCCCTGAGATTAAAAAGTCGCCCGATGTTCCAGCTGCGCTGAAGCCATAAGCCGTACCAGTACCGTAGGCCACTGCCCCAGAAGTAGGAGTTGTAGTGGTGTTTGTGCCGCCGTTTGCAATTGGTAACGTCCCGCTCACGTGAGTCGTCAATGCAATCTTGCCCCATGACGGAGCCGTAGACACGCCTCCAGAGATCAAGGCGTTACCAGTTGCAACATCAGCTAACTTACTTAAGGCTGTTGTGCTTGAAGCGTAAAGCAAGTCGCCAACGGCATAGGACGTCTGTCCAGTGCCGCCGTAGATAGCTGCAATTGCAGTAGCATTCCAAGTACCCGCAGTTAGCGTGCCGACTCCTGTGATGCCTGTGTAAGAGCCACTGATATAGCTGGTTCCCACAGTACCAGACGTGATCTGGTTGCCGTTGATGGCAATTGATGTGGTTGCAGCAGTTGTTAGCTGGCCTTGGGCATTGACAGTAAAAGTCGCTACGGAAGATGCTGATCCGTATGCCGCTGCAGTTACCGTTGTATTGGAAATGTTAAAGGTTGTTGATGGCGATAAGTTTAAGCCTGTTCCTGCAACATAAGTGATTGGAGTATTGAACTGAATGAAAGTTAAACCTGTTGAGCCCACTGTAATAGGCAAAGGTGTTTGTTGAACCCATGCAGTCGAGGCATTTGTTCCTGAAAGAACAAGCACGTAGTCGCCAGCATCAATCTCATTTGTTCCTGACCCACTAGAGTCATAGTCAGTAGCGCGTGTCAATATCCATGGAGTTGCGCCAGAACCAACAGACGTAACGGTATATACACCGTTATAGGCATCAAGCCCACCAGCAGAAGGCTCATCTTTAACAAGAACACGTTGTCCTACGGTTGGAGAACCACCACCTAGAGACAAAGTGGCATAAGGAACCGATTTTGTGATCGTTGCACCTACCCCAGAAGCTCCATTGTTGTATACATAGGCTCCAAGAACAGCAGTAGTTGCATAGTTAACTGGTTGATGGTAGTTCAATCCAGCGGCAATAGAGTCGACATATTGCTTAGTTGCTACCTGTAAATCAGAGACTGGGTCTTGTGTCAGAGTAATAGAGGTCAGCCCAGACAAAGTCAAGCTTGTTGATCCAAGACTGATGGACGTGGAGCCAACGGTGATAGAGCTGTTTGTCAGCGCTGAGTTTCCAATGTTTGTGAATGTATTGGCTGATCCGCTAATTGACTTGTTTGTCAGTGTTTGGGTGCCCGTCAAGGTGGCCACAGTCGAATCGATCGCAATCGTGACAGGGGACCCGCCGTTGAAGCTGGTTCCAGACAAACCGGTTCCAATGGTCAAAGTGCTAGTAGTTGAAGCCGTGATGGTACCAGAGGCTCCAAGCGCAACAGTCTGGCCATTGAATGTGACTGATGAATTGGTCAAGCTTGCGTTTGCAATGTTGCTAAACGTGTTGGCAGACCCGCTCATTGACTTACTTGTCAATGTAGACGGGATGTCGTCATTGACAAGCAAGCGGAAAGTGGTTGGCGCAGCAGCCCCAGATGCAGGACCAGCGTACACGTAATTGGCTGGCTGATCGGCCACTATTAAGGCTGATCCCCACGCTGGAGCAGAGGCTCCATTTGAGACCAAGACTTGGCCCAAAGTGCCTTGCACAGTCTGCAAGAAGCCGTTGCTGCCATCGGTGTACCAAACTGCACCGGCAGTCAGGCTGTTGATCTGCTTGCCGGTTCCGCCGTTTGTCAAGGGTAGCAGGCCAGTATATTCAGTCGAGTTTGCAAAGTTAAGAGCTGGGTGAACGTGATCCCCTTGCGCGGCATTGTTTTCTACACCAATGGCGGCAGTTCCTAAGGCCTTTGGCGTGGTTGTCGAAAAGACCATGTTGATGGTCCGGTTGGCCTGTAAGTTGCCGCCTCCAGACAATCCGGTCCCGGCAATGATCTGCCTGGTATCAGGAACATATCCAGAGATGACTAGGGCCTCCTCTGTGACACTGGTGACCAGGCCCTTGGCATCTATAGTAACTACTGGAATCGATGAGCCAGAGCCATACGTACCCGCCGTCGCGCCGTTATTGGCCAGCTTGGCATTGGTTACGCCGCCATCTGCAATGCTGAGTGTACGGTTCTGCGACAAGTCGCCTCCGCCCTGCAGGCCGCCGCCTGTATTGATCTCGCGAGAAGATGGAACGGAGATCAGCGACTGCAAGTCAATAAAGGCAACCTGGTACGTGACCCCCTGGATCACGCAAACCATGGTGGCATTTGGCGTGGGGTTAGGGGCTACTGGAAGATCGGTGATCTTCGTTGGAACCAGGTTTGATGGTACGGTCGTCATGGAGGCGGATCCGGAAAGAGATAGCCGTTGTTTGAGCTAATCAGGAAGTTGTTGTCGTCTTCGGTGACAAGGCCATCTGGATTGCTGTACAAGGGGGTGTCTGGTCGTACGAAAGGCAGCGTGATGGTGTCAGGCTGACGAGGCGGCAGACGGTAAGGATCCAGTTGATCTAGGTCCTCACGGCAGACACGAAGGCCAGGAGAATTTGGGTCAGACATCAGTTGAGTCAGCGACATCTTCCGGCTGCAGCGGTCACAGAGACCAATGCCCAGAGTGCTGAGTCCACGGGTATCTAACCAGATGCTCATCGTGTGTACACCGCAATGTTAGGAGTCAAGAAGATTGGCGAGTCATCGCGTTCTTCGTTCTCGGCCTCAAGCAACGAACGTTGCGCCTTTTGATCCAAGATGGCAATCATCTGGGGATCTACTGTTGGGGTCTCTTCTGCAATCCTGGCAGCCAAGATGTAGACCACGGCGTCATACCAACGCTGAGGTATCTCAATCTCTTGGGTCATCGTGCCAACGTCCATGATGTAGCGCTTGATCCACACAATCACTTGGGCTGTGACAAACTGAGCTGATGGCACAGGCCACAAGTACAAGATGGGGTTGTTGAGCTGCCTGTTCACCCAGAATTGCAAGGGGCGACCTTGAAAGGCCTTGTTAGGCAGGTTGACGTAATCGTCACGGTTCAGGCGAGCCATCGGAATCTCGGTCGGCGTATTGGCCAAGAAGACTTGCGATTGGTTAAGAACTCCAGT